GCCCTTCCGCATCACCCTGGACCTGTTCGACGGGGACGTGGAATCCATCGAGACCCCGAGCGGTTGGAAGGTCGTTCGCCCGGACGTGCTGCTCTCCTTCTACAAGACACATCACACCAGCGTCTATTGCTGGGCAGTGCAGTCGGCCACGAGGCTCTTCGCAAATGGAGAGGTCCCGGAAAATCTCGTAGGTAATGGTGCTTTGATGGCCTGTCCCGACCTGGACGTCTTCATATGTACCAAGTGTGGCTGGGGGGGTCAGTTCCCTTTTTCGGTTTCAATATGGGACCTTTTAGACGGAGCCAGCAAAGCCCCCATCTGCAACGGATGTCGAAAATATGTAGTCCTGAATCTTGGGAAACCCTCTTATACAGTCAGGAGGAGGCAATGAAACGTCGGTTTATCATCCTGGGGGCAACAGTCCTCCTCATTTTCGCTGCGTTTCTTTTCGCCACCTATTCCCTGCCAACGCCCGTTCCTCCGCCCACAGAGGCCCCACAACCGCAGATGACCCCGCAGGAGTGTATGCGCCTGTGTATCCTGAGAACTGCCGCTACGGCGGACCTGGACGCCACATGCCCCGCCTGCGCCGATGCCGATCAGACCATGGCGTCCTATCAGGCGTGCTTTCGCCAGTCAGGATGTTATGCTGCGTTGTTGTCCTTCTGTGCCCTGGAATGTGAGGCGCCCGATGCCTGATGCCAACAAGTTCCAACGACTGCGTGAGGTGGGTTACACCATCCCCGTGACCTGTGGTCTCTGTATACATCGAGACTTCGCCAATCCCCGAGCGGATTGGGGGCAGTGCAAACACGTCAAGTATCAGCACCTGAAACACACTGGTCCGCTCCGAGGTGTGAGCATCCACAGGACAGGGCTATGCACGCACGCAACCCTAGACCCGGCCCTTCTAGGAGCCCTCGCATCCTTCGAGGAGATGGTGGAGCAAAAATGACGGCTGACATCACACAACGAGATCTCGTGGAAACCATCCTTGGATTACGGAGCTTGGCTTCGGACCTGAAGGAAGCATCAAACGGTGAACCCGTCGCTGGGATTGCACCCTCTGCTGTTCCTGTTGGTGTTACTGCTTTGCTGGATGCTTCGAAATACCTGACCACGGTGGCAGAGGAACTCGTGGGACTCGTCCCTGACTGCCCCCCGCCCATCCCCCCTAAGGACTGATGCCCCGCAGAGCGTAGTACCGGCCCAGGAAGGCATCCTTCGCCGTCTCGGGTGACAGGAACTCCACCTTCAATTCAGACAGTTCTGACGGGATCGGCGGGAGACCCCAACTCTCGTATTGCAGGAGCGAAGGGATCTGGGACTTCTCCAACGTCAGCGTCAGAATGTCTGCAGCCTTCACCTCGGGAGCCTGATAGAAGTCCTGGCCGATGCCCAAGGCCTTGGCGATGACCTGATTGATATTGCGTTCCATATCACCCCAGGTGATCATGGAACCGTCCGGGATCTGCACCCGGATGAACCGCCGGACAGGAGCCTGGATGTCGTGGGTGTAGGCTTCACAGGCGTCGTGAAGTAGGCCCGCCATCATCTGCTTGGACTCAGGCCACAGAATCTCGATGACTCTGGACACGAGGATGGAGTGCTCCGCTACGGTGATAGGCTCCGTGTGGCCCCCGTACCGGAACTTGTAGGCGATGCCGTGGGCGATGTCGTCAAGGCGGACCTCGGACACCTGAGGGGTGATAGGATGGAAGCCGATACCGCTCATGGTCGGCATCCACCCCTCCCAACGAGAGGGGCGTTTCAAAACGACATCCTGGGGGCGTATGCTCATGGGGTGCTCCTGTAGTAAGTCCCGATGAACTCTACCACAGGAGCAGTCATGATGTGGTCATTAACGTAACGATCCGTGCCAGTAGTTAACCGTGCCAAGGTAATCCCGCCACGTTTCAGGCATGTCCCCACCCCACATGGTCGAGAGGTCTGTGGTGGGGAGGGACTTGGGACGAACAGGTGTGTTGAGCAGTCTCATCCCAGCCTGTTGCGGTGTCCGGTTCCTTTTCCGCTGGTTGCAGGGCATGCAGGCCACCACGATGTTCTTCCAGTTCGTTTTGCCCCCCTGCGATTGAGGAGTAACATGATCGAAGGTAAACTCCCGGAGCGAAACCTGCTGACCGCAATACAGGCATTTCCCACGGTCACGCAACCAGATGTTTTTCCGGTTGAACCGCACGCCACGCTTGAAGTACCCCACCGCCGCCCGTACGAACCGGATTACTGAAGGCATGGGCCAATCAGATGTGAATGAGGAGATGATCCGATCCTCATATTCCTCTAAGACTTCGGCACGGCCTGTCATGACCATGTTGAAGGCCCGGTGCCAAGACACTCGGGTAAGCGGCATGTAGCTGTGACTTAAGACTAAGACTTCCATGATGGCCTCTCAAAACTCGATCTACACCTTTTCATCTCGTTGTCTACACTGGATAGCCAAGCGTTTCTAGTTTACCACTCCCGGACGGGTCCGTCACCGTCAAGCAGCAAGGACATCCGATCACGGACGCTCGCTGGCAACTTGGCAACGGCCTTTTCTATGTCCCTCCGGCTGTGACGCAAGGAGAAATGAACCAACAGCACATGCTCGAAGGTCATCTTCTCCAGCATCGGGGCCAGTTCATCCAGGTGCGTGTGCCCGTGCTTCCGGGCGTGAGGCACAGGGGCTTCTCCGTTCACGAAGGTACACTCCGCAATCAGGAACTTGGCCCGCTGCACGTCGGGGTGTGCCAGGGCCTCAGGCAGGGTATCCCCCGTGTATGCCAGGACTGGCGTGACGACCTTGTCAGACACCTCGACCCCGCTCTTTCGCAGGGCACCTATCTCGACCCCCAGCATGCCGACGTATTCGGCCCTCAGTTTGGACCGGGTCTCGTACAGGACGTAACCCTGGGACGGGACACGGTGGGCCGTGTGGAAAGCACTGACGGTCAAACCTTTGCTTACGTACACCGGAGCATCCCCCGGAGCCAGCCGAACAATCTCGTACTTGAAGCCACCCTGTATCTCGTTCCACAGGGTCAGCAGCGCCTCCAGGTGATCTCCAACCTCGGGGTTGCAAATGAACCTAGACGGCGAGTGTCCCTGCAAAGACCGAGAGGCAGCGTGCTGCACGGCCCCGCCCATGTGATCGATGTGTGCGTGGGTGACCAGGACCGTCTGGTAGGACATGGCTTCCTTTGAGCAGTGGCCTATGTCCAGGACGACCTTGTAGGGATGCACGACCAGACAGGTGCTGACACCGCTGGCCGAGGCCCCTGTAACTGTGACACCATTTACTCGCATGACAACCTCCGCACAGTCTCTACTCTGAACTCGGCGCAGATGATCCCGTGCGTAGGTTGTCCTGAAGGGAACCTAGTCGAGATTGAGAAGGTCGGCGGCGGGGTCCACCACCGGCTCGGTGGTTTCGGTCACCGGCTCGGGAGCCGGTTCCGGGGCGGCTTCCGCCACAGGCTCAGGGGTCTCCACGACAGTCTCAGCCACCGGCTCGGCGGCGGGGGCCTTGGCCTTCCTGGGCTTCTTCACGGTGGATTCTCCGAGCTTGAAGAAGGCGAATCCGTTCACGGCCTTCTGGCCGCACACGTGGGCGGCGAGCTTGGAGAGGGACTTGAACACAGTCCCCTCGTACTCGAAGCCCTCGTCCAGGACCGTAGCCTTGATCTCGTTGCCCTTGTACTGGCGAACCAGCACCGCACCTACATTCGGAAGTCGAGGATCGTTCTTCATGTCCATTCTCCTTGTCTGTCCACCTCAGATGTTGAGGGGCTCACCCAGGTCTACTCCGGGAACAAAGGAGATGATCGTCTTTTTAAGCTCTTTATGCAAGTCCTCGGGCGAAGAAAGTCTGCGGTTATCAGCGACCCTGGTCCGATTCGAACGGACGACCTACTACTTAGGAGGCAGTTGCTCTATCCAACTGAGCTACAGGGCCGTGGTAGGCGAGGCCGGGAATTAGTAGAGGATGGGGGATTTGAACCCCCGACCATCGCCTTGTAGGAGCGACGCTCTCCCAACTGAGCTAATCCTCTATATATCATCCCGTTCTGGAACCCCTAGAATATAGTCCTGCTGTCCGAGAAAGAAAACAAACAGGTACACCCCATTCTTGATTGACCTTAGAGTACAGGTTCCGTAAGGAGTCCGATGCTCTGTAACATGTTTTGAGGAAACAGGCGATATTCTTGATGTCCAAATGTTTGAGGAAGAAACCCCAACAGAACCCCAGAAACCAATGGCCTCTGTGTCTGATCTCAAACTCGCTGCTGGAATCATCACAAAAAGCTTGAAAGCGTCACTTGGCTGTCCTGCCCGCACCCCCCACTCTAGTAAAAGTCGTATATAAGCTCGATTTGAATTCGCAAAACTCCAGGAGGGTCTTCTTGATGCTGACCTTTTGGTCCCATCCCCCATATACAGACCAACACAAAGAGCGTCTGTTTTTGTGGGGTTGGAGTGGTACCCCCTTTTGTACCACTCCAATCGCTTCCTTCGTAGATGCTGAAGGCGACGATTATTGAGAAGTTTCAGATCGGCATCTGAAACTGTCTGTAAAAGTTTTAAACGATCACTTCCCTGCGCCCCGATAGGAACGTCACGACACCACAACGAAGCTGTGCTTTTCGAAATGTCTAGCTGTTCTGCGATTTCTCTAAGAGAAAATCCATCATACCTAAGCTTGAACGCTGCTTTACGAATGTCCGAACAATATTGAACACCCCTTCGACCCACCATGTCGAACCCCCCTGAAACGTTTACAGGGGAACTCTACTCCCAAATGATTGCGACGTCAATTTTTTATGACAAAAATTGCTGAGGACTTCTGCCACTGAACTACTCGCCTATTAGGTCTGGCACTCCACGTGGGTGAAATGCTCATCCGTGTGCGATGATCTGGCCAAGTCCCCGAGATTCATGGCCTCGTGGCACACGGGGCACACGATGAGCGGGCAGGAAGCCATGTGCTGGAGGGACATCCCATCATCGTTGCACGTATCTGCCTCTGCCTTGGACACGGGCTGATGACAACGGATACAGACATCCACCCCAGCCGTCTGCCCTGGCTTCAAGGCAGGCTTCGGACCCGGCTCTGGCTCAGGTGTCCGCCCCTGTATACAGTCCGTCAAAGCCGAGGTGGAGTCCAGTTCATTGATGTCGGGGATGATGACCACCCTGACTTTGTCCTTAGCAGACCCAACGGCCACCTGATCCTCATGACCCTCGAAGGCTTCGTTGCGGAACACCATACCGCCTCGGATACCCAGGAGAGCCTCGGCTACCGTTTGGAAGTCCCCGACACCATCCTGGATGAAGGTGAAGGTGGGATTCTTGTTGGCTTCCAACAGCATCCGACGCTGGTACTCGCTCTGGATGGGACGTCCTTTGCCCTTGACCCGACGCACTTCGGCGTCGCTGTCCACGCCCACGATGAGGATCCCGTCGTAACCCAGCGCCCGGAGACACCGCTCCAGATACCGCTCATGGAAGTCGTGGAACAGGTCGAACGTCCCGCTGGTCAGGCCGACCTTCAGTTCCGGGTGGGCCTTGATGTACAGGCCCGCAGCCTCCAGGCTGGTACAAGGATGGGGGTTGATGACCATCAGGCACCTCCAGTAACTGTGGTTGCAGGAGGGACTGGAATACAGCGTACAGCTTTGTATGCCACGAAAGACCCCTTCTGGTGGGTATAGCCATAGCAAACTAAAGGCTCGTTGCTGTGAGCGCAGTCGTGCTCCTCGACGTGTTCACAATGGCTGCACAGCTTAAAGCCAGCATGGTCACATACACATATTAACCCCATCATGGCACCTCCTACTAGGCCTACTCAGGGGGTGGTTCAGATGATCCCATCAGACATCTGTGGCTTTTCGGTGACTCAGGTGATCCCTTGATCGAGGGGTGATGGCTTCTGTGGGTTGGGTACCCCCGGTCTTCAGCACCACCCATCCGTCCGTCCACCCATCCGACCCTTTGAGTTTGACGTAGGCTCCGACGTTGGCGTAGCGGGTGGGTATCCAGGAAGTCGTTTCGGTCTGGCATCGGCGGAGTCTGCACTGTGTGTGAGTTTCCATTGCGTTCCTCCATAGTATGCCCACCGGGAATTGAACCCGGATCACCCGATTATAGGTCAGGCGCTCGACCGTTGAGCTATGGGCACATCAGGACCCACTGATGTCATCATCCTTCTTGTGGAAAAATAATGTCCTTCGCCCCTCCGGGCTACACAACAGTTGACTGTGCTCCTGGTGGTCCTTCACCCACTCGGGGCGGAGAGAGGCAATGGGGAGCATGTAGTGGTGGACTACCGCCCCGTCGAAGCCCAGAGTACGGAACCCGATCCTTCGGGTGTTGGGATCATCACTAGGGATGGTCTTCCAGACGCTAGGATTTCCCTTGGCCTCCAGGAAGCTCTCCCAAAGACCAGACCAGCCTCTGTACTGTGTCTCGTCCGGGTACTCGAAGGTCACATCAGGCCCTTCCCACGATCCGTTAAAGTCAGGGTTCCACTGGTACTGGATGTCCGGCTCGTCCCGCCTCTTCAAGGCTCCGAAGGTCACCATCATGCCGAGCATGTCGCTCAGGGCGTCCCCGACCCTGTTGGCACTCCAGAAGACGTGCTTCAGGGTGGTCGGGAAGTTGTCCTCTTCCCGGAACAAACCGAGACTTAACCCCAGTGCATGTTCGGCAAGGTCCCAGTCCTTCCAGTCCTGCATCCGTTCTCTAAACGTCATCGGGCACCTCCTTCTTGGAGCGGGAGACCGGATTCGAACCGGCGACCATCAGCTTGGAAGGCTGATATTCTACCACTGAATTACTCCCGCTTAGTGTTGCTCCTCCTGGGGGACGCCCCCGTAGATGAGATTCCACAAAGGTTTACCTGGCCAGTTTGTTTCGGCATGTTCTCGTTTCGTGTAAACAGGAATGAAGGCCACAGGTTGTTCCTCATCGGGAACACCATCGGAACTGATCATCGGTGGACTGTCCAAAGGCCAAGGGACAAGCACCACAGGCATGTAAAACTTTGGCGGAGTAGTGGTGGCCATCACTACTCCGGCACAAGGAGGTTTTCCCTGAGCTTCGTAAGCACTTCGCCCAACCAATTCGTGCCCAACCACTGGCCACGATCCTTGGCCCGCTTGTCGTCCTTCCGCAAACCTATTCCCCAGACCTTGTCGTGAGGGCTGGCCTCAACCAAGGTGGATCCCGCCGTGGCCACAAGGTGCGCCAGAAGATCCGGGTTCTGTGTGAACTTGGCGTAGCTTCCCTGGTACACAACGTCCTTGGCAACGGCCCCCCACTTAGTGACGTCAAAGCCTACGACCTGTCTGCCGAACCGCTTCTGGTCACTGGGATCCGAGCTGGTCATGATCATGGCTTCCCTCGTGGTGTCCCTGAACAATCGGGCCTTCTCCGCCATCATATACTGCTCCGCACAATTGTACGTCACCCCATCGATCACGAAGGGTGATGGATGCCACTGCGAAAAGACGCCCGACCAGAAAAACGTGAATCTCTCTTTCAGTTTCATTCAGCCCCCGATTTCTAATCTCTTCAAGACCTTTTCCAACAAGACCCGAGAAACGGACATGTTTGGTCTTCGAATTTCCCCGAAAACCAAAACCTGATCATCGGATTGCTGCTCAATCCCTAAAACAGCACCCTCACGAAAACCATCGAGCAACAGGTCTTTTCCGATGTCCTGTTCCGTTACTGTACCAGCAGGTCGGTAAAACTGTACTTTCATCATCTCCCTGTCTCCCCTAATGCCGGGTGGCACTGTTTTGGAAGAAGCGGGCTCTCGTTTCCCTTGTCCGTAGCTGTTCCCGCAGTTCCATCAGGTTTAGGCCCAGTTCTGTCCATTGTCCCTCAGGCACATTACCGCAAAAGGGTAAAGAGGAGAGACCCGATTTGATTTCCATAACGTGGATGGTTACCCATTCCTGTGTTGTACTGTCTTCGAACCCAATCCAGTGAGGGGCTCCGCATCCTTTGATAGAAGTTCATGGCCTGTTCTTTTGCGCTCCAGGAAATCCTGAAAGAAAAGGAAACAGCTTTTGAATTGCTTTTCTTTCATGTAAAAACCCTCCGGTGGGCGGTACTGGACTTGAACCAGTGACCTTCGGCTTGTGATACCGACGTTCTACCAACTGAGCTAACCGCCCTCAAATTTCATCCTCTGTCGGTTCCCTGAAGCTGTCTGCGTCAAAGCCCCAGTGAACCTTACCGTCCTTCGTGGCTACCGCAACGTGCCCAGGCATGTTCTCGATCCCCCCGAGGAGCAACACTGCCTCGTTCTCTTCCCACGGGTAGTCTAGAACCGCTGAACCTATCGCTATCACTATACGCATCGGTAACTCCTTAAAAGAACGCATCAAGATCGTCGGGTGCGGTCTTGTGCCCAATGATCAGGAACTCCTGAAGGAGTTCCTGCCTGTAGTCTCGCTCCTCGGAACTGTCCGACTTGTACCGCTGATAGGGCTCGGCCTGCACCTCCACGGTCTCGCAGCCCCCGTGGAACATCGCTGCCATCATCCGCTGGAGGGGCACCGTGCTGTCCGAACTGTAGCTGATGGCAATGAGCCGTGCCCTCGTCCGTCGTACAATCTTCTCCAGGAACTCCGCAACGGCCTCGACAGGGCGGCAGAAGGTACTCCGGGCATAGTCCTCGGGGAGACCTGTAATGCCCTTCACAACGGGGTCTGTGGCCGACACAGCGGCTTCGTAGAGGTGGTAGTTGGGAGCATACTCCCTGGGCACATAGGGTGGATCGATGTAGAGGATGTCCTCCGCATGACTTTGACGGAACTCAGGGTCATCCAGCAGTTCCAGAACGTCCCTGTTGAACACCACCGCAGAAGCCTCCCCGTACACGATGGGGGCGCTCATGGTGAAGCCCCTCTTGGCTTCGGGTCTCCAACCCTTCAGGAAAGCAGCATGGTTCCCTGTGGTGTTGTCTACTCTACCGATCCCCAGGATCAGGCAGTAGTAGAGGTAGCTCTGCATTACCGGGTCCTTTACCCCTTGGATGAAGGTCCGGGCTGCATCGATCTGTTGGGCGTTGGCACTGGTGAGGTACCGGCGTTTCCCTGGCCTGTAGGGTTCATCCACGGGGCTGCTGTACTGACGGAAGAAGTGTCCCTCCATCGGGTTCAGCCTGTTGAGCAGATCGATCATCAACCGGGCCTCAGGCAATCGGGCGGCTGGGAAGCACAACTGCGCCCGAGCCACGTGGGAAGCGAAACACAGCAGGTCGTTGGCGATGACCTTGTACCCTTCCTTCATTGCCTGGACCGCTACCGAGGCTGTTCCCGTGCAGGCGTCCAGGAAAACGATCCCTGAAGGATCCATCCCCATTGCTTGGGCGTGCCTGTTGATGTGCCTAAAGAGCCACCGTAGCAACTTGGGCTTGGCACCGATGTACCTCACAGCAAGTCCCCCATGTCAGGAAGATCGAACTGAGAGTCGGTCTCCCGCTTTTTCCTCATCGGTTCAGCCACCACCTCTAGAATCGCACCCATGTCTACTCCATCGGGAGGCGGTGGGCGCACGGGCTGCAAGTTCCGCAAGGCGGTCCGGCTGAACTTGGTTCGGTGGTGTGGGGTCAACCCCAACTCCTTCAAACCGATCAAATGTTCCTTGGTGCCGTAACCCTTGTTCCGTTCCCAACCATACCCCGGACAAGCCTCACCCAACCTCTCCATGTAGTTGTCACGGTTGGTCTTGGCGATGACGGAGGCAGCGCTTACCTGCCAGAAGTTGAGATCGGCCTTGGCGATGAAGCGGGATGGGACGGAGCCATAGTAGTTGGGGGGCCACAGAACATCGGAACCGTCCACGATGATGTCGGACACCGGACCTGGGGGATCCACGAGGAGACGCTCCACGCATTCCCTGAAACACTCGGTGACGGTTTTAACGATCCCCCGCTGGTTGATGTCGTTGACAGACCTCGTGGCGATGACCCAGCGGATCTCAGGGTGGCCCTGAAGTTCCGCTGCAGCAATGGTTCGCTTCCTGTACGTCATCTTCTTGCTGTCGGTGACCCCTGACACAGGCTCTAGCCCGATAGGGGATAGGACACCCGCCGTGTAGACGTCCCCAGCGAGACAACCTCGCCCGACCTCGTCCACACCGATGCGCCAGAGTACCTGTGTCACGCTAGGGACTCCTTCAAGGTGAAGTGTCGCTGCAACCACTCCCCGCTGCGGAGATCAAAAACGTGCCGTGTGTCAGGGAACTTCCTGTACACCGTCAGGTCCGAGGAGTTCAGGAGGGATGCGTGGGCCAAGAGCTTTCCGGTCTCACAGTCAAACTCCAGGATCTCATCAATCCTCCAGAGCAGAGGGTTCGCTTCCATTTGCCACCGCTCTAGTGGTTCGAACATGTTGGGGTTGGGACTGAAGATCATCCCCACTTTGATTTTGCTGATAACCATGTTTACCTCGGGTAACGGATCGTTGTTGTTCATCCTTGTTGAGAGCTTTGTTTTTTCCGAGAGGACATCCGTTGCAGCCTTCGCAGGTCCGCAATGTCAATCTCATCCAGTAGCACCAGGGGAGCGTCCAGAAGCCCTTCCCTTACGATTTGTTTCAGCAAGGCCACCTTTTTTTCATCTCCAGGTCTTACCCTCTGTATTCGGTGTATCTCTAAATAAAACATCCCAAAGGGAGCCCAGACACGAAAATCCGGCAGGTATGTACGCCCCCCGACTAGTGTGAACCGCCTGGGCTCATACTGCCACTTCCAATACAGTGAGTCTAGCGTCTCGGCTCCTAGTTTTTCCCAAGAGGATCGGAATTTGTGCTTTACACCTTTTGGATCTGTGTAAACAGTCCAGTTGGGCCACTTAGGTTTCCGCCGTCTAGCTAAAATTTCCTTGCACCGATCTGAGCGAGCATAATCCTGTACTGCTTTTTTCCAGGAGTCTGTTGAGGTGATTCGTTTCATGTTTTTTGATCGGAGTTCTCGGTACTCTGGTGTTTGCATGGCCCTTTCATGGTTTGCTCGTTTTTCTGGATCCAGCCAGGATTTTTGTGTCCTTTTGCTTTGAGCCTTTCCGTAGGCATCGGACTTCCGATGTTCCTTTCCCCAGAGGGATCGTTTCCGACCCCCACCGAGACGGCCACAAACGGAACTACAATAGAGCCGGGTCGCAGGGCCTTTTGCTCTAGACGGAAGCACCCAGTAGGGTTCTCCACACTCAGCACACCACATTTGCACCTTTTTCTTCACCCTGTTCTTCCCCTATCGTTTTCGATTACGAGACTCCCTTAGACGAACACTTGTCCCTGGAGCAACCTTACGGATAAATGACAGAGCTTTCTGGACTCTGTCATTTGCCAAAAGTCCCTCCAGAGTATCTAGCTGTTGCTTTGTGTCTCGGATGTCCGTGTTCGAAAACAGAAGATGTATATTCCGGTGACATTCCCGGCAGATCCGATCCGTGTTGATCTTGTCTACCCTACGGGTTTTCAGGTGGTGCTTCTCCATCAGTTCTGGAGGCATCTCCCGGTTGCATAGCGGACAAGCCATAATCACATCTAATCCACGTCAACAAAACCACCACAAACGGGACATGCCTGAGGAGTTTCCTCCTTGGTCAGGTATTGCTGTGTACGGATGATCCGAGCAGCCCGTTCACAAGCTTCCACGACTACGTCCCGGTACGTCCGCTGTGGTTCGTTCCCCTCTCGGGGAAACGGAGCGTCCAGTTTGGACAGGGCATCTTCCCAGTGGAGAAGGCTTCTGAGTGGATTGTAGTCCTTCGTCCAGAAGTCGTCCTGCTCCCAACCGCATCTGCGACAAAATATAAACATGGCAAGGTCCTCCCTACAGTCGTCTACTCAAAGGAGGGCACTGATGATCAGGAAAAGTTTAGGCCCAAGAGGTTTCCATCTGGTGTTTTTTCAGCATCAGATTTGGGCGCTTTTACTAAAGAGACTCTGAGCCTGGCCGTAATCCCGATCCTAAGGAGGACACAATGGACCAGCTTGTTGATTATCTGAGAGAGACCTTCACGGATGACTTGGTGATGTGGGACGTGGAGTATACACAGCGTGCAGGAGTTGAGAAGGACCTACGGGGTCGCTGTAAGGTCTTCATCCACTACCGGCCCGGAGACCCTGGCCCCCAGCCGAAGGACATCACGATCACGGAAGCGACCCCTGAGTTTGTTCTGGCGAGGCTGCGATTGAACCTGGAGTTCCAGGCCCGATGTGCTGAGGTGGGTATCCCTGCTGCTCTGTAGAGGCGACACCCGGATTCGAACCGAGGCATGCCAGATTTGCAATCTGGTGCATTACCAATTTTGCTATGTCGCCTTGGTGGTGAGAGGCGGGATCGAACCGCCGACAACACCCTTATGAGGGGTGGGCTCTACCAACTGAGCTATCTCACCAAAGCAGGGGTGGAAGGATTTGAACCTCCGGCATCCAGATTCAGAGTCTGGCGTTCTACCACTGAACTACACCCCTGTGTTGCACCCACCGATACCCTAGCTGAAAACAAGGACACCGGCAACATCTAACAGGATCTTTGTTGAACTTCTTATTTTAATGAGGCAGGGGCGGCAGGATTCGAACCTGCGATACAGGGACCAAAGCCCTGTGTCTTAACCACTTGACGACACCCCCGGACAGAGAATAGGACCAGACCGTTCTTTCCCCACTCAGGAGCCCCGTTTCAAAGTATCCTTAGGATGCTCCTTAAACAGTGAGCAAAGGTTCGGGGTAAACCCCCGGTCCCAGCACAATCACAGCCCCCTGTTTCATCATACGGACCTGAGCGTTCAGTCTTTTCCGAATTGCGTACAAGGCCGTGACCTTGTACAGCGCCTTGGTGCTGGAGGAAAAGCTGAGTCGCAACGGCTGCGTTTCAGCTTCGTGCAGCAACGCTATGTTACTGTCCTTCTGGGTATCTCGTACCCCGTCCCATTCAGCAATCGTAATCTGTTCCTTTTTCATCTCGTCCTCCCAACCGTCGTAAACCCGCAACAGAGTATACTACTCCGTTCGCCTGACAATGGGTGGAGCTGAGGGGAATCGAACCCCTGACTTTTGCCTTGCGAAGGCAACGCTCTCCCAACTGAGCTACAGCCCCTGAACATCGGCCAATAAGGTTTGATGAGGTGCCTGACGATTTCCTCAGGAGTCCTGACCAAACCCAATCTAGTAGCGGGGGACGGGATCGAACCGCCGACCTCCGGGTTATGAGTCTTCTGAGCTACCACTGCGCCACCTCGCAAAAAAGCCGGTTTCGAGTGCTTTATCTCTCACCGGCAAGAGAGATTCGGAGTGGGAGAGAGGGGAAGAAAACACCTGCATGCGGGAACCTCTCTTGATCCCAGGCTATGGAACACTCGTGCCTCGCCTTGCTATGTACCCCCGCACACATGGAGCGGGCAACGGGACTCGGACCCGTGGCCTTCTGGATGGGAACCAGATGCTCTACCAACTGAGCTATGCCCGCATTATTCAAACGAAGCCTTCATCTTGGAAAAGACTGCCAAAAAGACCCGGTGTGCTTCTCCTGCGTCCTTGATGGTTTCACCTTTGTACAGGAAGCCCCCGGTGGTCAGACGCAGGACTTCCTCCTCGCCAACACTGAAGGTGATCGTGTTTTCCGATGTGAAATTGTTTTCGCTCATTTTGACCTCCATAGTGGAGCCTACGAGAATCGAACTCGTGACCTCCGCCTTGCAAAAGCGGCGCTCTCCCAACTGAGCTAAGGCCCCATACGGTCTCCGGGAGAGTGTGCCCTCGGAGACCTTGAACCATTCGGGTGCTCCTTGTATTTAGGGGCAGGATCCCGATTACAGCCTGATCTTTTCAAATCCCGTCACCCGGAGGGTTGCTCAGGCGCATCCCAGGGGTCTAGTGGTTCGTATACCTTCGGCACCCTTCTAGGACACCCTCAAGGTGCCTTGCCTCAGGCTCGTGACCACCGGGTACTGGTGGGTTCCTTTTTAAGAGTCAAACCTCCGCCCCACACTCAGCATCTAAGGTTTGTCAGTCCCCCATCCATGTCTACCCTACTCTAAAAGCCAAAGAAATGATCATCCTTTCTAGGTCAACCTGACAACCCCCGTTGCCGTCAACTGGAGGCTGCGCTTCTCACCCGTCTCCAGGAACAACTGGATGACCATCGCCATCTGTGCCCCGACCATCCCGATGAAGGGCAGGGCGTCGCCGTTCTCACAGGTGGCCTGTCCCGGCTCCCCCTCAGCATCGGGAACGAAGTACTCGTCCCACATGATTCGTCCGAACAGCCCCTCGGCGGAGAGGCCACCGTGGAGGCACGGGATGCCGTGCTCTCGGACGTACCCCTGGATGACCAGACGGGCCTCGATGTTGTCCGTACAGTCTATGACGAGTTCGGCGTCCCGCATCACTTCCCGGACGTTGTCCGTGGTGAGCTTGTGCGGAATGATCTCCAGGCTCCGCCCCCACATCCCTTGCATCGCCTGTTGAAGGGCCTGCACCTTGTTCCGGCCAGACCCCATCCGGGTGTGGAACTGTGCCTGGGTATTTTTCATCTCCACCCGGTCGAAGTCCACCACTCGGATCGTGTGTTCCCAGTTACGCCCGAACAGGATGATGTGGCTTCCCAGCGCTCCTGCTCCTACAATGACGATGGTCATGGTACCCTCAACCAGCATCCGGCCTCGGATCCCCCGTATCCCGGCAGCCATTTCTGCACCTTGCCACACACCGAACACCTTCGAGTGATTTCCGGCGAGCCAGGGGGCGGGAAGATGTCCGTGATATGCGGGGGTTGGGACCGCACCCACTTGTGGCAATGTAACCCACTCAGCTCTGCCACTATTTTTTTCCACAACATGGGCATTTACCTCCGTTCTTTTCGATCCACACGTCCAACAGGAACATCATCGTTTCACCAATGTCCCCGTCGCCACCCATCTTGATGTCAACAGGAAGGCCAGCCTCGCCGTCGATTTTGGACATGGCCCTCACCACCGCTTCCGAGAAGGGGTGATGAGGGACGCCGTCTTCCCACCGCTGATCTAGCCTCGCCCCCGTGTCCCCGGCCATCTAGGCTCCGAGCGGGGCCTTGGGACGCACGATGATCTTGTTGTCCGGGATCTCGTCGTTGGCCGGAAAGCGGTTCACCACGAAATCCTTGAGGTCGATGTCAGGGTCGGCATTGATGCCGGGCACCGATCCGTCCCTCACGGCCTCCTCGACCCAGCCCCGGATTTCCTGATCCGTGGCATCGTAAAGAACCGGGTCCGGGAGGTCACCGTTCTGACCGTCCCACGTAATGTTCACTCGTGCATTCATCTGATCCTCCTGTTTGTCCACGAGGTTGATCCTCGGGCTGTACCACTATACTACTCGGGGGCACTCTAGGATGATCCTGAGAGTCTCAGCAACTCCTCGATCTCAAGCTCATGTTCGATTCGGGGCGGGATCTTTTGGGGGCGCACCACTACGTATTCGTCCGTCACCACGTGCCGCATGAAGTACTTGACCTCGGTGAGGGTGATAATCGGCCAAAGGAGTCTTTGACCAAGGCCCTTCTCCAAGGCGGTGAAGGTGGTTGTGTCCGTATGGGACGGCCACGCTTCTCCCCTCCACGGGTGCGTATGCGCCAGCCCCCCGAGATTCTTCCGGTTGTCCCAGAGGAATTGCCAGAGGTCGAAGGAGTCCGGGATGCTTCCCCCTGTGCGTCCAGGCGGGAGATGCCAAAGGAGCGTCTTTCCGTCCTTGTCAAAAACTAATGCAACTTCGATCATTGTAGTCTCCTACCAGTCATCGTCCTCGTCGTCATAACGGTCAGGATCTTGGCCCCCAGGCAGATGCGCCTGGGGAATGGCACCCCGCTGATTGTTTACATCTCCCGGAGCGTGTCTGTAAACTACCAGCCGCCCCTGGAGCATCGCGTCATTAATAATCGCTGGGAGCGATTCTAGCGTGAAATAGTTGTCCCCCTTCTCACCGTGGTGGTCGTTCAAGCAAACACCCGAGTCAACGATTCGCAGGGTTCGCTTCTCCACAACACATTCCAGCCGCCTGTGCAGGTAACGATACTGGACAACCATCCAGGCCCCGTTGTTGTGAGGGCGGGCATCCAGTAGGGTTGCGCCCGAAACACCCAGTGCGGCCCTGCAGGCGGCGCTGAAGTCCACTGCTGCCAGTGCCCTGCGTCCGGCACCCGTACTGGCATCCTTCATGGCCTGTCGGAGCTTCTCCTCCGCAATGGTCTTCTTCTCCTCCTCAGCCCTCCGTGCAGCCGCTTCAGCCTCCCGGCGTTCGGCTTCGACACGCTGGAAGGAGAGCCACCGGAAAGCGAGATCCAAGGCGGGTGTCACTCCGGCCACATGCGCCACGGAGTCTAATCGATCCTGGTAGGCCACTTCGACCTCCATCTCAGGACCGACAGGGAACTCCTGTCGTATGTAAACGTGGGCGTTCCCCGTCTCAGTGGAGAGGGGGATCACGACCGCCCTGGCAAACCTGTCCAGCCCCTGTTCCACGAGGAGTACGGAGATGGTCTGATCGATCATTTTATCGGGATCCGGGTCCACCCGAACACCGTCAGGAATCAGTCGTTCCCCAGCGAGGTAGCCTCGGATGACCTTGTGTCCTTGCTCGAACTCGAAGTCAGGGTCAGCTGCCTTGATGAGCCGGGCAGTTCGACCCCCGGAGATCTCGAAGGTGTACCATCCAAACTCCTCGGGGAGCCGACCGGCGATACGCCAGATCTGGTCCTTGTACGCCAATCGGCGTTCCCCGAGCCAGGGGAGTACCCGCTTCTCGTTCTCTGAAAGTAAGTCCTGCCACCCCATGGGGAACCTCCCATGGGTCATCTACTCTAAACTGTCAGTGGATGATCCCCTAGTATGTCACAGGGGATCCTCTGAGGGCTTTCCTGACAAGAGTCCTTGTGGGAGTTAACGACCTTGGCCTTAGCTAGGGCTTCCGAGGTGCACTCTCTGCAACTGCCCATCCCAGGAGCTTCCTAACTTCTGTCGCTTTGCTCTCCTCCTTCCTCACAGTGGTGTACGCTTTGTTCCATTCCTTGCGCGAAAGTTCCCTTGCTTCTGGGTGCTTTTGTCGGTCGAGTTTACCGAGGATCTTCCCGGCCTTAGTTTCAGCGTCCTTGGCTTCCTCAAAGATCTTCACCAACTGACCATGGTCATGTTTGTTTATGAGACTATGCACGATCCTCCTAGACACAGGGAGATGCGCCCTAAAACTCGCCATGGAAGGCACTTTTTCGAAAAGCTTTTTAAGGGTAGGGTTTTTGTTGTACAGTCCTGCGACGTCTCCTTTACCCGGAAACCTTTTGGGCTTCTCTTCAGGAACCTTACCACCCCCGCCACCAGAAGGACTCTTAACTGTATGCCTGTGCCTGTCTGCCTTGGGGTGTTCCTGGAGATACTTCTTCAGAGCCTCCTCAGAAGGAAACTCCGTAGCCAACATCTCCCTATACTCAGCAGCAGTCATCAGTTTCATCCCCAAGTCCCTCCCAGGTGTTTGTCATCAGGGAGGGATTATAACAAGAAAACCGAACTAGGCCCAGAAGGGCTTCTGGAGCAATGAGGTCTCAAGAATTTCCTGGAGCAGGGACTTCCGATGCTTCACCGGGGCATCCTGCTTCGTCGTCCCCACCGGCGTGGTGGAGATCAAGTTCCGCAGGGTCCGGGTCACGGCGTAGGGGTCATCCGTGTTGAACAGCGCTTCCTCGATCTGGAAGCAGGGGATCCCCATCCTGGTGGCCGTGTCCTGAACGTAGGTACCGTTATGGCCCATCATGCCCTTCACCTTCAGAAGGCCTATGGCCACCGGACGGACACCATGCCGGTCGCAAACGTTGATGACCCGGTCGCTGGGGTACTCACCCTCGTCACCCACGAAGAGGAACAGTGCGTCCTCCTCCGGGCCGGGCTTGTGGCTCTTCAGCAGCACATCCACCCCAGTGGCGTGGCACGTCCCACCCGCTGCCTGATGCCCCCGGAACGCCTGTTCCACTGCCCCGGCAGAAGCCGCCTTGATGGTGATCTCCATACCGATGGTGTTGAACACCGAAACGTGCAGGCGATCCAGCGGGAAGCCCCCGAGGAACTTCTTAAGGTAGCCCTTCGCCGCCTGGATGGCACCCTGCATGGAACCGGACTTGTCCACAATGACGTAGACCCGCAGGCCCCTGGTGACTTCCTCCATCGCCTTCTTCGTGGCCGTGTCCGCTGCACCCTGGAGTTTCTCCACGGTCTCGGTCTTCCGCACACGGCGAGCGATGTTGGTGGCACGCTGGTTGTCCGCAGCCGCCAGGGCCTTATCGTGCTTGGCCTGGATGTCGGGCAGCTTCAGGAGTTCCATGTCCTCCAGCGTCGGCGTCAGGATGATCAGGTCGGCATTGGACATGCAACCGTTCAGGACAGCCGCCGCAACAATGGCACGGGTGAGACCCCCGAGGTATCCTTTGGGATACGGTTTGTCAGTATCCTTCGGAAGCGGGGGCGGAAGCTTTCCAACGATCAGCTTCCAGTTGGGCTTGTCCTTGGCGATGCGGTTGCAGATCTGCCGTTCGGACAAACCCTCCCAGGTGTCAGCCTTCTTGACCTTCGCACCAATGGCAATGGTCCGACGACCGTCCTTGGCCTGTTCCTGCTTCCACCGCAGGATCTCGAAGAACTGCGGGGACGTCGGCTTGTACCCGACCCGCTGGGCGAGCCGGATCACGGAAGTACGGAAACCCGCACGGACGAGACCATTCAGGAGCTTGATGTTCTCCTCACGGTACCGAAGCCACTTTGTCACGAGCTTCAGGTAGCGCCCGTAGAACGGCTTCCGAGCGGAGTGGCCGAAGCCGAGATCCCTGTTGATCTGTGCTACCCCCGGCACAGCCAGCACGTCACCGAGCCGGAGCAGGAGCTTGGGGTTGAAATCGTGCTTGCCCCGGATCAGGCACATGGCCTCCCCGACCGCACGGTAGTCATCATCCAAGAGATCCGGCTCACCCGCTACGGGTTCCCCGAAACGGTTCTGGCAGAGCATGAACGCCGCCAGGATGACCTTCATGTCCCGGTGGTCACGGGGGAAGGCCCAGGACGCCCAGTGAGCGGCAAACTCGTTGTCCGCCTTCCACACCTCTGCGACCTGCTGGTACATCCAGGTGACTACCTCCGGGAACAGACCCGGCTTGCGGTACTCACCAAGGATCTTCCGTCCGCTGACGATCTTGCCGTCGTCCCGAAGGATGCCGATTTTGGTCTTGACGGATTTACGAGCCACCTTCGTCAGGCGGTAGACGACCTTCTCCTGTTTGCCCTTGTCACCCTCTAGCTTCCAGGAGATCGGCTCCCACTTGACGCCGACCTTGGAGGTCGTGTCCGGGGAAACCATCCCCGGCCTCCCATGATAAAGGTGATCGAGATGAGTGGTCAGGGACTGAATCGCTCGTTCAGCCGGGCCAAGACCCTCAATCCGTGCTTCTTGCTCATTCATGGTGTCTCCTGCTTTGTCTGTTTGTCCGAAGGCGATGACAGATGGCACACACCACATCGCACTTGGCTATCTCATCTAATAGTAATTGCTTGGACCCACAAAAGACCATGCTGGAAATTTTGGCCACCTTGGTTTTCGGGTCTCTGTGATCAAAGTCCATGGCACAGGCAGGAAAGGAACAACCACAGTCCTGACAGGGTTGATTTTTAGCCTGGGCTGCGATCTTTTGGAGTTTGGTTCTCTGACGACGGTTGTTCTTCAGGTAAGGAACCCGATCCTTTCGGTATTGTCGTAAACGGTGTTCCCTTTGGCAGTCCCGACAACGAGAAAGGCGACGCAACAGCGACTCGTTTTTGAAAGCAAAGGTGCTAATCGGAAGCTCTCTCTGACAATCAGGACAAACCCTGGTGCTCGGTTCCACAATTAATCCAGCGGTCACGGCTTGCCTGCGAGCGTCCAGCAGACGTTGTTGCTCCCGTCTGTACTGGGCTTTATCCTGACGAGCATACCGCTGCGCCCGGTACATCCTGTCACACTCCTGACACTTGGAGATCCTGTATCCCTTTGCTTTTACCTTGACTCGGAATTCATCAAGGGGGAAGGCACCCCCACAACCTGTACAAATTTTTATGCCCATCAACTGCCTCCGACTACCCGGCACACAATAGACATTACAGGTTGTGTTCCATGTGATCAAACGAACACCTCTAATTCGAGAGCTGATGCAAAACATCTGCTCCCCCGTTCACATTGGTCTACTCGGCAGTCTCTCCTGATGATCACAGTGAGACGACAAAAGGGGAGGTTGCCCTCCCCTTTCGGGTGTAACTGAACGTGCGAGGAGCCGAGCGGAACTTGCGATGGTAACAGGGCGGACCCCGTTGGTGCTTGTATGCTCGACAGGCTGCACGTCCAAACTGAATATCAAATAGAGGACATCCGAGTGAGTGAGCGTGTTACCAGTTCCCCTTCCCGCCGGGTCGGGGGACTGCGGACTGGAATTGAACCAGTAACTTTCAGATTATGAGTCTGATGCTCGACCAATTGAGCTACCTTGTGTGCTCACTCTGATGGATGCCCTCAAGTGCGAAGCCAGGATTTGAACCTGGCTCAAAGCCGGAGTTACCTCCTCCCATCCGCAGTTCGTACCAAAAGCACCCGAGTAGGCGAACGTTGTTTACAATCCCTTGCGAGATCGTGGAATCGGATTCGAACCGATCACCTTCAGCTTTGCAGGCTGATGCTCTATCCAGATGAGCTATCCTTGTATGTTCGCCTGGATGGGTGCCCTTGGTGCAGACGTCAGGAGTCGAACCTGAAGACGTGGGCAAACACGTCATCCCGCCTGTGCCGGGATTACTGCATGAAGCGGCAAGTCAGGAATTGAACCCGAAAAGGTTGCATGCACCTTTTGACCACAACTGTACCGCAAATAAAGGACGCACGAGGTGACGTGCTGTGTTTGGTGGAAAGAAACGGAATTGAACCGTTAACCTTCGGAATGTAAATCCGATGCTCTACCAATTGAGCTATCATACCTTGTAAGCACGTCTGATTGTGCGCCCTTAGTCGGGGAGCCAGGATTCGAACCTGGGCAGCGTGTATGCTTCCCTTGATGGACCCGTAAAGGTCCGAGGTGAGAAGCGGGGTTGCTTTTGGCTTTCTCTAAATGAAAGTGCTCTACCAGACTGAGCTACCCCCCGATACTAAGTAAAACTGACTATCAAAGAACCCGTGAATCCGTCCAGGGCTGTCCCTATCATACCTGTACTACTCCACCGAACGCAAGATGATCCTGGTTTCGGAAAGTTTTTCAACTTTCCTGGCGTCCTTTCACCGCCGTTAACGCTCTGCCGAAACAGAGTGACGTACCCGACCAGTTATTGGGTACGATTCGCCCCCAGGAATCTCGCCTGGGTTACCATGCATGCCTGCAATATTACAGGAACCGATGGCAGGGCTGTGAGCCCAACTATTCTTCGGCCTCAGGAACTCGTCCCTCAACCACGACCAAGCTCTCGGACGTAAAGTATGCTTTCGGGATCTTCCTTCCAGGTTTACCCGAGAACCCCCACGACCTGTTAACTTGTCCGTAAAACGTTGACTCTCCAAATAACCCATACCCCTGCGAGCTATCACTAGCGCAGCAGCAGTGTGAACATTCAAAGAGTACATGTCCTGATACTTCAGTTTTCCCAGCACCGAAGTAAACGCTGGGTTAACCTCGACAACTTCGACACCCATCTTCACAGCACGAGACTTGATTGCTTCCAGCATCTGACGATGAAGGAAATTGGATCTCATACGATTGAACTTCTTGTTCTTCTGTTTACCTGCCCGAAAACGTAGTTCCTCAAGAACAAGAGGCTTCTTTGTTAAGAAGGCAAACAAAACGACCCGAACCGCAAGTTGCCGAATGTCATAGGTCTGTTTTTCGGATTTGGCGAAACGAATCCTCTGTTCCTTTTCATAGTGATGGTGAACAAGCTGTCCCTGAGAGTTCGTTTCAACAATAGCAAGACCGTCAGGGTTGCAGTCGATACCAATGGTTCCCTGACTAACAGGTTTCGTTACGATCTGTGGGGTTTCAAATTCTGAGGAAATCTTGACCTCAATCTGACCCTTACGGTAGATAAGTCTCACGTCGTAGCAGTCTGGATTGAACTCAAACTTGTCAGGCATCCAGAACTTGCCCTCAATCCAACGACCTCGTTCCGAAGGGTCGTTAACGAGGATTCGGTTACCCACTATACGGATGTTAGGATTCCCTCGCTTGGTTTTGTCTCCTCGGGAATAGAGTTGTGAGTTACGCCTCTGTTGCCATTCCCCCTTGGAGATCTTGCCTTTTTGGAGGTCTCTCCAAGCTGGTTTGCCTCCGAAAATTACCGAGGGGGTGTTTCTCTTTTGGGCAGCGAGGCCGCAAGCGTCTCCAACATACCGTTGGTTTAGGCCAGCCATGTAGTTTCCCTTGATGGCTTTTTTGACCTGATTTCCAAAGTCGCCTGTTCGTCGTGTGTGCTGATATGCCGCTCTGGTAGCAGAGGCTTGGATTTTCATCAGAGTGAGGATCCGATCCAACGCTGGATCTGGGAACCAAGCTCTGCCGTGGGCAACCTTCCTCATGGTTCAAAGAGTACAGGGTACGATCCTCCCTGTCAAGTTTTCTCTATGCATCTCGTGTAATCCCTTTTGCCCAATTTCGCCCAAGATTTTTGGAGACTGTTCAAACCTCCTTGAGACTGACTTTTTTCTGAAAAGAGCGGGTGATGGGATTCGAACCCACAACGTCTGCGTTGGCAACGCAGGACTCTACCGTTGAGCTACACCCGCAAACTGAAGCTGCCCCGACAGGACTTGAACCTGTGACCTCCCTAGCTTGTATGCTCCACTGGATGGCACGTTGCCGTGCCGAGGTGCGGAGCGGTGTTTGCTTCCCTTAAAATGGGGGCGCTCTACCAACTGAGCTACGGGGCAATACAGAACCTAGTCGTACCACGGGAGACCTTGCTCCCGGATCATCGCTACAATCTCGGGTGGCACCGTGGACGGTCCGAGTCCTTTGTACGAGCCCTTCAGGGTCACGTGGCGTTCCGGGTGGGAATAGAGGAACAGAACCTTCCCGTCTCCATCCTTGACCTCGATGATCTCCTGGTTCACCATCTGTTGGAAGGATCCAGAATCGACCCGGTACTCCTGACCGACCCGCTCGGGAACCCCATCCACCTCGATCACGTACTCTACGGACAACCGGACGGACAAACTCTTTATGATGGTTCCCATAGTGTGCCTCCTGATGAGGACACTCTACCACGGTGGGCCGCACAGGAATCGAACCTGTGACCCCGTGATTAAAAGTCACGTGCTGCTACCTACTGAGCTAGCGGCCCTTTGTCAACACAAACACTACTCTGTCAGGTCTGTCGATGATCCAAAAGCGTCCCTAGCAGGATTTGAATTCAGGATGCCATGCTACCAGGCTGCACTACCCCCCAAGTTTGTCCCACCTTTCCTGAGCATCAGGACAGATTGTGACAGCGGATGTCAGGTGTGTAAGTTCCTCCCAATTCCAGACATAGCAAATGTCAGTGAACAGGTCGTAACCCACAAGGAAATCAAAGTCACCTTTCTGATAACGACCTCCAGTCCTACGCCCTCTTCCAAAATGAAGAGACACAGTGGACAGGCCGTGTCCCTTATTGGGCCTCCATGCGGTTTTGACCTGTATTTTGTGTACCTGCCCCGTAGATGGGACCTCTACTAACCAGTCGGTCTTATCCCCATCAAAGACAGACCCGAAAGGATTGAAACCATGGATGAGGAGTCGTAACAGTACTGCTGTCTCTGAAACCTTAGCCACTTGGACTCCATTAAGCCCCTTACTTCTGACAAGGGAGTGAATCTCAGATTCGGTCCCTCGCTCCTTTTTTCTTCCCTTGTTCCAAGCTCCCGGATGTGCCCGTTTTAGGCACTCTCTCTTTTCCTCCGCTGTAAGAGGGTAACCCTTCAGCCAACTGGAGAGCGAACCTTTGCTGACCCCCAGTCTTTCCTGCAATTCCCGGTAAGAGAGTCTTTCCTCCACACGCAGTCTGATACACTCAACTTTCAACTCTGGTTTGGATGCAGCCATCTGAACCCCCCTTACGGGTTCAGTTTATCAGTAAGGGGGTTCAGACACAAGTGGCTTTTGTTCTAGTCGGGATGACTGGACTCGAATCAGCGACCTTTTGGCCTCAGCAAGTGCTCTATTCAACTGAGCTACAGGGACAAAAGGAAGAATCAGGTCATCAGCACTTTGTTGGGGACGGGGAGGGTTGTCCAATCGGAAAGATAATTGCTGACCCCATCTACATAGATGTAGGGGTTGAAAGCATCAGGAAGCACCCAGCTGATCCCTGGTCCCGACGACGTCACACTACAGTCCTCCAGCCGGGTGTCTGACAGCGTACAGGTGTTTTTGATGGTGCTAGGGGCTGCCAAATCTATATGCACGTGCCTAGCCCTGATGTGATCAACCTCAATCTGATCACCCACTACACTACAGGACCGCATGCTGAGCTTTGCCGCTCCATAGATGATGTCTCCGTGGACCACACACTCATCCCAGAAATTGACTTTATGCTTCCCCACTACAGGGAAGGACGGTCCGTAGATGTTGAGGACGTTTGAGTCTTTCAGCAAAATGGTGGAAGAGGTAACCGCTGGACCCACGTAAACACCGCTCGACTCCATCCGTATCACGTTACCGGAAACGGTCAGAGGACCTTTGAACAGGGCAGCACAACGTATCCCCGTTTGGACCTCTGCAGGGTTAGGAAAAAGCATGCTCTCCAACAGGAGACCAGCATCTCCATTATAGCTGGTGCCAATGAAGTACACCTTTCCAGTACAGATGAAGGATCCGGAAAGCAAAGCAAAGACACCTGAAATACTGTCCGTGTCAGTCGGCGGAGCAGTTACCGCCGGGCGGACAATCACTGTACAGGGATCCGCTGGAGCCGGACTGACGGCGTCTCCGACGATGATATCACAGGTGTAGGTCAGAGGTGGCGGTGGCACCCCTGTCTGTAATGCTGTAATGAAAAGGGGCAACCATGCCGTCTCTCCAAAATAGACACTCCCATGACAGTTAATGATCGTGGCTCCACCCCGTGAAATGGTGAGGGGTACAGACGCTCCTGGATCATAAATCCCACCCAAGGCCCAAATGGTTCCTGTAAAGGTGGTTAAGTCCGCAGCATTGTAAGCGGGAAGAGCATCAACCGCATCCTGAAGGTTTGTATAGGGGTGTAAGGACGAACCGTCTTCGACCCCGTCAGGATTCGCTCTCGCAGGAGGGACTACGTAAACGTCCGTCGCTCCCCCGGCATCGGGATCAAAGTGGTACTGGAGTCCCTGCTTGAACTGATCTACAACGTTGTAAGACATCGCATCCTCCTCTGTTCACAGAAGCTGAGGCATAGGAGGATTAGCGGTAGCACAGTCACAGAACAAGGAACCCATGATCGAATTCCCAATGATGTGTAGGACATAAAGCAACATTGTTTGATTCGGCATTTACCTCTGCCAATGTGGCTGTCTCGGGGAAGGAAGAAATTGCTTTGCGGTGACAAAGTTCAACATGTCTACTGTAACCACAGACGGCGCAGGAAGTTATGAGATGAGCGTTCCATCGACGATTCAATACTCTGACGTAAGCCCATCTCCAGGAAGGATGTTTGTTAGCTACGGATGGCCGGGAGGAGCATTCAGCCAGAGTCATGTGTTTTAGATTCTCTTTTGCTTTTTTACGCCTTTGCTGGCATCCGGGACAGAACTTAGTGCGCTGGGTGCCCACAAAAACAAAGCTTTTTCCGCAGTCCTTGCAGAAGCGTTCTTTGCGTTTGCGCTTAGGATTGGATGTGTTTGCATGGCTGGCAGAACACGAACGAGAACAAAAACTGTTACTCCGCTTTTCATAAGGTAAAAGCAATCCACAGTGGGCACAACATTTTTGAAGTCCTGTAAACTTCGCCACCGCTTCAGAATGTTGCCGTTTCCTGCACGCCTCCATCGCTTCCTGTGTTTTGGCGTACCCTAATTTCCCACTCTCAATGTTGTTCATGCTACCCCCTTGCCGTTATGATACCGTAGCAGAGGCGGAGAAGCAATCGGTCTGTTTCGATAGCGCCCCTGGTGGGAGTCGAACCCACATCATCCAATTACGGTGTACCTGTTTAGAAGACAGGCCCGATACAGGGGCGTAGTCGGCCCGGCTGGACTCGGACCAGCGACATCCGCTATGTCGAAACGGCACTCTACCAACTGAGCTACGGGCCGATACTCTCGTTCTTTTCCCTTTTTCGTGCAACTACGGACAGGACCTGAATGTCAACCTTTTCACCCGGAGAGGCTTTCTGTTTCCCGAACGCCCACAAGGCGTGACATCCGTCAGGTGCCCTGAAGAACAGCCACCGAGGCCAGCCCCCGCAGTGGTCCCTCCACGCTCTTCGCAGGGTTGGGTGCCCATGCCCCTCCCATGCTGACCGGAACTCACTCGGCCCCTTGTCGGTTCCCGTGTAGTAACGATGAGCAATGTCGGGATCTTCCAGGACATGGTACGTCGGCGTCATCACTCAGGTCATCTCAAGGGGTTCGCCCAGCTTGTCCACGATCTCCTGGAGGGTCAGGTCACACAGGTCGTCCTTCCAGTCCCCTACAAAGTAGAGCTTCCGGGATCCCCGGAACACACCGAACAGGATGGGATCACGACGTCGGGCCATCTCCTCCTCCACCTCGACCTGGGACATCTCAGCGGACTTGCCCATTGGGTCGTAGTGAAGGACCACGTAGTTGTCGAAGATCCCGAGTTCGTCACACCGGACCTTCTCGGCCACCACCTCGTCGGGGATGGGCCGGGTAAAATGCCGGACCCAGTCCAAACACAGGCCCTTCTCACAGCCCTTAACGAACTTGAGGAGTTGGGGCTCCGTGATGAGCTTCTTCCGGCCCGCAGCGAACAGGGCGTTCTCGGTCTGGTGCAGACCCTTCTCGGCCTTCAGCTTCTCCAGCAGGGATTGCTGTCCTGTCAAGGAAGCCTGCTCCAGCATCTTCTCAAGCTGTCCATCCCGCTCCGTCCAGACTTTGATTTCCTCTGGGTCCGTGAGCACCTGATCGAACACCAGGGTGATTGGTTTCGGGGGCTCCTCAGGAGGAGGCTTCGTAGCCCAGAGCTTTGTCCACCGGATCAGGAGCCGCACGAAAAGGGTCTTCTTGGTTTCCTGGAGACTGTTCATGATGCCGATGGGGTTATCCGATGTCAGGGTGAAGGAGCCGCTGTCGGACTGCCAGATCTCCGGGGGACGGCGTGTCCTCCGCATTTCCCCCCTGATGGGGGTGGTGTTGTCCCCGAACCCCTCCTGGTCATCACCATTGTCGTCATCATCAACCTCCCGTTCCTTCACGAACTTGGGTAGGCCAGGATCGACAACAAAGCGGTCGAAGATGAGCAAAGAGTCGTGGGGGTTCCTGGTATCAAGCGTCTTCAGCATGATGTCCTCCTAGCCACAGCAGTAAGAGTGCCATCTTGGAGTACATGATCTTTAACCTCCGCAGGCGTCCACAATGCTGTCGGCCCCCCAAAAGCGGGCAAATGACATCGGACTAGCGTGTCCCGTTGGGTTTTCGTCAGCCCCTCAAACTGTTTAGACACGACCACCACCCGATGCCCAGGTCGTCCACCCCCTAGAGGATAGAACTCCACAGTCTCTTGAGGAAAGTAGGGTCGAAGCTGCTGTTGTAGCTGGGCTGATGTGCTCTTCATTAGGTCCCTCCTGTTCCTTACTCTACCCTAACGGGACAGGAAGACCACATGGCGGTCCATACGAGATTTGAACTCGTGATCTCTTCCGTGACAGGGAAGCGGGGACTCCAGACTCCCCCAATGGACCGTAACGGACCCCTGCCTTAACGTAGCTGGGGATGAGTCCTTAGTACCAAGGACAACGGGCGCTCCGTCGAGACATCCGTGGGCAGTAGTGGATTCGAACCACTGACCTTTCGATTATCGGTCGAAGGCTCTACCAACTGAGCTAACCGCCCTGAGGTTGGCCTGGGCGGGGTCGAACCGCCGACCTTTCGCTTATCAGGCGAACGCTCATACCAACTGAGCTACAGGCCAAGAGATTGGTGGGACCGGAAGGAGTTGAACCTTCAACCAACGGATTAAGAGTCTGCTGCGCTACCAATTGCGCCACGATCCCATGGACTGAAGGGAGGGATTCGAACCCCCTAGACCCCGGTAGATGGTACCCTCCACAACAGGGCCAACCGATTCACCTGGCTCCGTCTTGATGAGCAAAGGCGTTCCTCCAGCTTTTCTGCTGGCCAGCATAGTCGGGGTGGCCGGATTCGAACCGACGACTTTCACGTCCCGAACGTGATGCGCTAACCAGACTGCGCTACACCCCGATTTGAGTGGTATGGTGCTCTGAACAATGTCGGAGATCCCTGTGGATGAAACCAGATTGAAAACATGTGACCGGGCCGAAGCTTTTCTCAAAAACCTACCCGGAACCAAGGGAATTGGATTAACCTCCGCATTGGTAGCTCTTTCTTCGGCTGAACTCGCTGATGCTTTTAATCGTTTGGAAGAACAGGGCCAGCGGGTAGACCTCATCCTAATGAGTGATGACCATTTCAGAGATCTTCGGCGTGTCTCCCCCGACATTCTCACACTGGAAAAACCAACTGAAACAAAGGAAAGGGGACTCAAAGCCTTTGTGTGGGGGGCCGCTGTATTCGTCCATTGGGATGTCCCCGCCAGGTGGTCCTATTTAATAGGGGAAGTCCCAACAGGTTCCAAGGAATCCCCCGCCTGTTCAGCCATCAACACCAGATAATAGTCGGGATGACTGGATTCGAACCAGCGACTTTCTGACCCCCAGTCAGAGGCGCTACCAAGCTGCGCTACATCCCGATACTTAACATTCAGCGGGGGTGACAGGACCGGATAGAAGGTCCGAAGCCTTTCCTGATCCCTGTTTAAACGTAAAAAAATTAACCTTGGAGCTAGAGAGTCAAGGCACCCTTTTTGAAGACACCCCTAACCTACAGATGCGAGGATGCAAAGATTTGAACTTTCAATATTGTGGTCTGTAGTGGGCGATACAGGACTCGAACCTGTATTACAGGCTTCGTAGGCCTGTGTCCTATCCGTTAGACGAATCACCCCATTGTGCTTTTAGCCAATCCATCCAACCACGTAGTCGTGCCTTGGCCAAAGTATCGTAAGCTACTAATTGAACCACCCCATAGGCCGCTCTGTTTTTACCTTCTGGACCTTTTTTGAGAACTATTTTGATACCTTCAGGAGACACGCCAAAATGTAGGGACCAAAAGGAGGTCACGGCAGAACGTTCATATTCCCTGCAAAAAACCCGTACCGTGATACTTTTCGATGTTGTTTTCTGTATGCCCCACCATGCCAGGGACAATAGGGCTGGGTCTGTGTTGGTAACACATAATTGGTTGTCCCCCTTTCTAGTACCCTCCCCTAGATAGAGCACCACAAAATCCCGCATAAGAGGATCTCTGAGTATTACTGGAGCCTCCTCCCATCCCTTACGATGTGCTGCTTCCCGAGCAATTCTATGGCGTTTCTGTGTGTCTCTGCACCCTTTTCTTTGCCATTCCTGTTGAGCACGTTTTCGGATAGTTACCCCGTCCACCTCTGGTACGGGCAATTCCTTTATCCAAGAGTACACGGTACTCTTGGATCGGCTCAAAATAGAACATATTTCCCCAAGGGAATGTCCTGCTTTTCGCAAGCGTCTTGCTTCCTGTATAGCATCCACCATTCAGTACCTCCACACCAAGGTACCATACCATGGTGTGGGGGTTTCTACAAATAAACGCCGTGCTCTAATCCACTGAGCTACACCCCTGTAACTGTCACGTCCTCCCACTAAAGGGTAGGAGGTGCCGGATGGCAAAAAAAGGACCACTCAAAAAGATCCTGGCCCGTGCTGTGTTCCCACCAGGGTTTCCACATTCCCATGACCTGGAGACCACCTGTAAGATCCCCTACGAGGTCCTGGAGTGCGGCCACATTCAACTCCCGGTCTCGGATATCTATGGGGAAACAAACGCCTACAGGAGGCGTTGTAGGGCCTGTCAGAGGAAGGACCTGCCCCACGTTGACGTCAGTGACTACAGTCATACCTGAACCGCTGCATTGCCCTTCCCTGATGCAACCCCAGCACGAGCCCGTTTCGGTCTCCTTCTGAGTCGCAGAGCGTCTCAGGCTGGCCCCATTCGAACTTGTTTAGTCAGGATGACTGGGATCGAACCAGCGACTTTCTGCTCCCAAAGCAGATGCGCTACCAAACTGCGCTACATCCTGATTAATCAACTGCCGTAGTCCACTGCTACCAGCTTTCCGTTCAGGTAGCCGAAGCTCGACCGCTTATGTTCAACAGGCACCCTCCCAACTGCCCGAGTTACAAAGTTCTGGTAGCTTTTGTCATCCAGGTTCTTTGCCAGAGGTTCACACTCAGGCATCACCACCACGAACCCCCAAGGGTCTGACCAAAGTACCGGACAAAGTTCCTTCCACCCAGTCCGGCTGAAGGCCCGTTCCTGCATGTTTCCCAGGAGTCCCGAAAGGAACAGACGCCACTCCCGTGTGTTGGGAACTTTGATGGCGTAGCCCCTGGCGAGCAGTACCGTTCTGGAGGCCCCTCTTTTCAGCCGCATCCTGATCCTTCCCTTCTCCGTAGTGGGCTGACTATTCTACGTAGCCCTCTCTACGAAGAAAGGACACCTCGACCTCAAGCTCTACCTCGTCCCCCTTGGACACGTCTTCGGCCTCGTCATCTACGCAGGCTCGTGGAATCCAAAGCTCCTCCCCGGCGAAGCTGTCGTTCCCGTCGATGAGGTCGATGTTGATGAGGACCGCCTTGGCTGTTGCAGCCGCTACCGTCCCTTCTACTGTGACATGGCTCATGTGTACCTCCACGAAGGTACTACTCCAAAGGCTCCTGGGGAGGAACATGCGATCTTGAGGGCTGCACCACAGACGCCCCGTTTGGAAAGAGGCGACCAGTCAATTTCATCAGGAGGTAGATCACAAAGGGCGACCCCCCGGATCCTGCAACACCCGCCAAGAGTCCGCCGCTCCAGTGCCAGAAAGCTGCACCGGCCAACGCCCCCAGGGCACCACAACAAGCGGCCAGGATGACGGCACCCCACAATTCCCACACCTTTGAGATGGCCTTGGCGTCCACCAGATAACGGATCCGCCTGGAAAACCCGAAGGTGATAATGGCTGCGCCACCTGCGATCACTGAGGCGATGATGTGCCATGCTACATCGTTGGGGCACCAGGAGTGCCATTGCACCGGGTCAATGCCTGTGGGCACCTGTCCGAGGAGAAAGTCCATCACACACCTCCTAATGAAGGAAGGGTGATAGGGGGACTCTCGGCCCTCCCCGTGGGACTCGGACCCACCCCCTGGCCGCACGGACAACAGGAGCGATCCCTGGTTAGCTGGAGAGGATGGCGGGTACCGAGGGACTTGAACCCCCAGTCAACAGGTTAACGGCCTGCGGCTTTACCAATTAAGCTAGGTACCCGTGGGGTGTGCGACCGGGTTTGAACCGGCGACCTTCGAGACCACAACCCGATGCTCTGCCAACTGAGCTACGCACACCATAGACACGGAACGTTCCCTTCACGTACCGGCCCAAAGAACAGGGGTCAGGAGAACAGTTTCGTACCCCAGGCTTAACGTACCTGTTGTGAGGGAGGCATCCCAGGCCCAGTCCAACAACGCCAGGTCTGTGGTGGGGAACCTTTGACCTGTGGCGGGAGTGAGGGGACTCAATCCGATCCACCCCCTGTTTTCAACTTGTCCCAACGTTCCTTGGCATCCTCAGTGGCGGACACTGAGGATGCCAAATGGGAAATCTCTTGCCATTTCCATACGTAGCATGTGTCGGTCTCGTAGTCGTACCCTACGAAGATGTCTAGCTCACCGTCTAAATAGGGTCGGACCTTTCGTCTTCCGTTTGAACATTGAAGTACGAACAGAGGGCTACCATATTCTCCTTTCTTGCTAGATTTGACCTGGACCCGCAGGGGTGTTCCGCCGGGAACATCAACCAACCAATCTGACTTGTCCCCATCAAACATTGATCCGAACGGACAAAACCCATGAAGAATCAGTCGGTATAGGGCCGCAGCCTCCGACAATTTGGCCTTCTGCAAACGGGTCAGCTTTTTCCAGGGGACTTTGATACAGAACTTGGAGAGTGGCTGGTCCTCACACTTCTTTCGTCTGCCGAGGGCTACGGAACTACGGTGACGTTCGAGGATCTCTTCCTTTGTCAAAGGGCAACCCCTGAGCATCATACTAGCTGTGCCCTTGGAAACATCTAACTCAGATGCAATCTCGTCTAAGGAGTACCGTTTTTCAGTCCTCAGACGAATGGCATCATCCTTGAGATGCTGTTTGCTCTGCATTTGAACCTCCTACTGTGACCATACTGCACATATAGAAGGTCTATTGACGGGAACGACAAGGTATGATCCCGCAACCCCCGTTGCGCTACATTGCGCTACATCCCCGTAGAACAACCACCCGGAATCGAACCGGGATCCATCACCTTAAGTCAGGAGTGCTCTGCCAACTTGAGCTATGGCTGATATTGAAAAAGAAACTCGACGGCAGGGTTGGGCACCCTCTGCCGTCGCTTGGTTATTCAGTTGTCAAAGATCCTCCCCCGTTTCCGAGGGACGGGCTTCGTGAAGCCCTTAAACGCCGAAAGCCGAACACCCTTTCGGGGTGTCCGGCTCTCAGTTACTTGCAGGTTTTACCTGAAGTTAGAGGCCGGGCACCCCCTTGGGATCGCCGCCCTTGTCATTCCCACGTACATGGGATGCGTCGGTCGGGATACCCATGGGCTGTCCGACAGACCGACACACGGCAGCGGCTCTCACCGCTGGGCGTTTGAATCGGTTTTGTTTCTGCCTGGACATGCCGTATAAATCCTCTGCATCCCTTCTCAAGGATGCTACTTCAGAGCCGAGGTTAGCCTCGACGTTTTTATCTATACCGAAGCCGGGGCTTCCTTGTCAACACCTTTTTTCAATCCGCCCGAACTTTCTTCACTCGGCGCAGGCAACCTTGCTCTGCACAACGTCTACTCAGGGAGTTCCTGAGATGATCCAACTGTCTCAAAATAGATTCAGATAGTCCAGTTGAAAGGGTTCGCCCATGAGATGAAGGCCCGGAAGAAACACCGGCTCGGCGGCAGGAGGTTCCTCGGGTGGGGGGTCGTTTCGCAGGGCCGGACACAGTCGGTCAGGATCCATAAGGTGCAGCCACATCTGCCAGAGGGCCTCTTCACCACCCTCCTCGTAAACGTACAGCAACCAACCGACCCGTGGGTCAGGAGGCACCGGGGGGCAAGACCACCTAGTCACCACTGACATCGGGCAACCCTGTGCTGCCGGTGATCCCTGTGGAGTCCCCGGTGATGTAGGACTCGATGACGAAGGACGCCGAGGTGAAGTCCTTGGGGAATAGCACACCCCTCTTCTTCTCTATCTCTCGGGACAGGGACCATGCGACAACTTTGCCCTTTTCCAGCAATGTCTGAAGGATGAGCCGCTTGTAGTATGAGTGATGATGTTCGACGGTCTCAGGGGCGGCAAAAGGCCGGGCTTTTTCCTGTCGCCCGAAGAAACGTCCTTTGTACTCCTCCAGTTTCGCCTGGAGTTGCCGGACCAGCTTCTTGTTCCGGCGGTCGAGCTTGATGACGGGGGACTCCAAGGGCATGGCCTTGCCCTCCATCATTACCTGACCGTCCTCCACCGTATAGGGTGTGCCCTGCTCCTTCAGGAGAGCGCACATCTCTTCGAGCGTGTATTTCAATTTCCGTCTCATAACGTGTCTCCTTCCTTGGGGGGATCCCAGGGGTCTGGTTCCATGACGTTGAGTCCCGTCATCCTCTCTACTCGTCTGAGGGTTCGAGGAGATAATCCCCCGTGGTCGGGCACGCCGTGCCACCACCCCTCAAGCACCATTTCCGGGTCAGGGTCGGTGTTGGGGGAGAGCATCTTCAACCAACGGCAATAGGCGGTCGCCGCCAGATGCACGGCTTTCCTTGTAGGACCGAATACGAGACAACCCCCGAGGAGGAGCCACCGTTGACGGGGGGTGAAAGTCACTTGGTGTTTCCTCTCATCCCCGTCACAGGTGTCCCTTCCGGGGGTTTCTCACCGGGCGTACAGTACAGAACGGCCATGCCTGCCAGCCCATTCCTGTGACTTGCATTTCTGGTACACCACAAGATCCGGCACATCTGGGGCCAACCGCTTTCGGTCGAGGTGGCTTGATTGAACTCTACGCACGCCGTGGGTGGCGTTGCCGTAGCCGTATCCTTCTTCTCGGGGGGCCTGTCCCCTTTACATCCGAGAAAAAATAAGGAGAGGGTCACCAGTACCAATGTTGTTTTCATCTCGTCACCTTTCCTGTGGTGGGTATAGCCCGTTCTGTTCAATGTATCTGAACACGTCGTAGGGCACCCGGCCCCGGACCATCTTTTCCCGGTGCTCCGGTTTAATCAATGCCAACGTCGTTCGGATTCCTGTGCTGGAGATGCCAGGGAGCTTGATTGGATCGGTGGCTGCAGCCCCCACGGCGTCGGGGGCACGCCCCAGGACATGGATCTCCGCCAACTCCCGAACCACCTCTGGCTCCTTCCAGCGGTCGAGGGCATCTCTCTCGTCCTCGCCAATCACCAGCACGAACTCGTGGTGGGGGTGGGTCTCTTTGAGGAACCGCAGGAGGTCCACTGTGTACTTGGTCTTCAGTTCCTTCTCGAAGGTGGGCACCGTCACGAACTTGAAAATGCTGAAGGCACGGCGGCACATCTCCACCCGAGTGTCAAAGTCCGTCATCTCCTTCCCGAAGGCATGTTTCCAGCAGGGGACAACCCACATTAGATCCACGTTTGCCGTGGCCATCACCTCGGTCACAGCCAGGACGTGACTGATATGCGGGGGGTCGAAGGCACCACCGTAAATGCCGACCCTCATTCCAGCACTCCCTTCAGCATCAGGACTGCCCAAGCATTATGAAGGATCAGGCTGTGATCGAAGGCCAGCTTGGGCGAGGAGGACAGAGGCCACCAGCGGCACTCGGGGGACTCGGCCTTTTCCTCCGCACCCGTGGTGGTTGCAGCCTCCCTGTCGGTCACCACGACTCCGAAGCTGGTGGACAGGACACGACCACGAGGATCCCGGTCGGGTTCATCATGGGTTTTGATCTGGTCGAACCGATTTTCCGGCACGTCCAAGCCGGTCTCTTCCTTCAGTTCCCGCCTCACGGATGTGACGAGGCGCTCTCCGGGGTCCATGAAGCCCCCTGGAAGCGCCCACTCATCCTCGTGAGGGTCACCCGTGCGTCCCCGCCGAACGGCCAGGAACTGCGGTCCACCGGCCTCCTGGGGCCGCATGTGGAACACGACGGCGTCCACTGTGTGATCCGCCTTGGCGTACTGGTAGACGTGACCCTTGGCCATCATCGCCAGGGCCTCCTGCCATAGTTCGGTGTACTGCGTGGGATCTACATCCGCTGCTTCCAGGATCTCCTCAGGGGTCCACGATGGTAACCCTCGTCCTGCCCCGCACTCACGCAGAATGTGGGTCGCCAGTTGCTCCACCATCAGGTTGTGTCGGCGGCTCATAACCCCTCCCCGCACGCCTCGAAACAGGCTCTTAACGCTTCCTTGACACACTCGGTGTCGGTGCCACAGGTCTCCTTGACCGTAGGGCCACACTGCTGGATGCAGTTCCCTACACAACCTTGAGCCAGGAGGGCCACCGCAACCAGGACAGCCGCTGTCAGCAGCCGTCTCACGGGGATTCCCTGGATGACTTGGACTCGTCATCCTCGTTTTCGGATGGACACGGGCACCCGCTGGCGCTGCTCGCATTGCCGTTGCAGACGGGGAAGCAACCATCCAGCACCTTTTGGATGCACTTCTGGTCCCCCTCCTTGCAGAGTTCCTCCGCCGTGACCCGGCACTGTGCCACGCAGGATGATGTGGTGGTTCCACACCCGAGGAACAGCATTGCGGCCAGAACCAGGATCAGTAACAGATACTTCATCATTCGGTCTCCTCTGTGTTCAGCACCGGGTCGGCTTCGTGGAAGATCACATCTGCTCGGTTCACCACCGACCCGAAGCTGGGCATGTCAATCACTTGAACCTCTGCCCTCTCCACGATCAGTCCCGGATTGGACCGGGCTTCGTGTTTGGCAGGCAGTTTGTCGATCTCACTTGTTGTGAAGGGGCGCTGCACATGGACCCGTCGCACCCAGGTACCCCGCTTCGCCCATGCCGGGTAGTCGTTCCAGTTGACACCCCTGAGTTCGTGGAGCCTATCCTGGATCACACTGGTGGACAGGCCCTGCATCTCTTTGTGGGAGAACTCGGCCTGCCCTGCGGACAGGATGCTGTTCCGGGTGGCGTCCCGTTCCCGCCAGAGGAAACAATTGGCTGCTTCCTCCAACGTAGGCACTTGCCACACCCGGCAATCGAACGTGGGGGACAGGTGGGCCTTCTTCGGGAGGTAGTCGGGCAGCAGCCAGTTGAACTCTACCGATGCCATCGCTGCCAGCATGCTGGTCATCTTCGTGATGCGTCCGTCGAAGAACACCTGACTTTTGGTGTCCGGGCTGTAGAAGACGAGCGAAATCTCGTCGGACTGTCGGTAGCCGATGAGCGCCCCGGTCTTCCGGACCAGGAAATGGGTCACCGCCACCATCAGGTCCTTGAATCGTGTGTCAAAGGGCCGCTCCAATCCCTTGCAGAACGAGTGGAACGCTCGTCCATCCAGACGTGCCATGATCGGAAGCAAGGGCATGAAGCGCCGGTTGCACTCCAGGCCCTCGTACTGCTTCATCCTGTCACCCAGTGCGTCATTCATCATTAGGCCCTTTGTCCTTGGGCATTGTGCCACCTCCTACCCTGTCTACTCAGGGTCTGGTTGAGATGATCCCACGGGGTGTAGACCGTTCCGGTCAACCCCCCGGATCGTGTAGGCGGGGTCGGACATGAAGGAGGAAAACACAGCCAAGAAAACCATCCCGATCCGAGCCAGGTATTGCTTGTCTGCAAAGATCTGACGGAGTCGATCCTTCCGCCCGGACTTTGCTCCATAAAGATCCAGAAAGATCCCATCCAGTTGATGAGCACCACCCTCACGCACCTCGGTCAGTCCACCGGACTGGCAGTAGGCCAGCACCTCCTCAACCGCTTCCCTTTGCTCGGGGACGGACAGGGATGTCGTGATGGTGTCCTGGATGAGGTTTTGGGTGATCACGGTGCTGCCCCTGATGAGAGCGTCGTACAGACGATGTGTGGTGCCCGTCATCGCTGCCTTGCCAGATCGGAGCAGGGAAAGGAACTCGGCGTTCTTGAAAAGGTTCGCCAGGATCTGTGCTCCCTCGATGGTGCTGAGGGGAACGTAGGAGACGGGCACGGGGAACCCCTGAAAGCCCGGCAGGAACATCACATTGAAAATGGCACTGAAAACACCGCTGCCTGGAATCCCATGTTGAGTCACCCCAACGTCCAGAGTGTTGTCCAGTCGATCGGCCAGTTTGACCCTGATGAGGTCGGGCATCGAGGCACTGTGTTCCATCAGGTCCATCAGGTAGGCACAGTAGTTCCCTCCATCTTCGCATGTAAGGAGGGCGATTCGCTCCCCCAGATACCAACTGTGGCTCGTGTCCAAGCTCGCTGTGAGGGCATCCATCTCGGTGGACATTGCAGCCCATCGTTCGTCCCCTATCAGATCTTGGGTCAAGTCCTCATCCCTATCATGGAGAATTGCCCCGAGCAGATCCATCATTGTAGGGTCTCGGGTCACACGGGACAGGATGGCGGCAACCCTGATGGGATGTACCACAGCCATCGGTCCCAGCTTTCTTCGCTGGTCCCCGTAGCCAGTACACACGACGGAGATGGCCTGGGCCAGAACGTCCTCGGCAACGGGAACGCTGACGGCACCCTCTAGGATCAGGCTCAACAAGGTCCGAGGGTCAAAGGCACGCCCTGACAGTCGGTAGGCAATGTCCGCAGACAGCTCCAAGAACTTCGCAGCCGTCAGTGGGTGTGTCGATGGTGTCATTTTCGTCCCTGTTCCAGGTACGCCTTGTAGACTGCCATCATTTGGGGTTTGGAACGAACCCGCTGAGAGGGGGGCGCACCCGGTGGTGGGTTGTTGATACCCACGTAGGCCCGTCGTGTCATCCAGTCCTGTAACCAGCCCATACGGTCTCCTTAGTTCGGGAATCCCTTCTTCAGTCCCATCAACGTCCAGTTATCCTTCAGGAGAATCTCGTCTGCAGCGTACTGCGCCGCATACTGCCTCTCCGTCTTCCCCCTGACCTTACCCACATTCCAGATCCAGTGCGTCTTCCCCTGGCGGACCCGAGCGACAATGGTGTCGTCGGTTCCGACCTGGACCCGTACCAGATCATTCTCATGGGCCTCATCATCACATTCCCAGAAGTAGGCCGTCCGTTTCAGGTTGGCCTCCATCTTCTCCAGCCGCTCAACCCGTGCCCTGGCTTTCCTCAACTTCTCGTTGATCCAGGGTTCTGCCGCAGCTACGGCATCCTTTCGGGTAGGATGCAAATTCTTAAGATCCCACATCCCCACGTATCGTGAACCTTCTCCTTTGGCGACGTACACACCAGAAGCGTTTCTCCCCTGTGCCTGGGACACAATTGTCTTCGTCACCGTCCCATAGACGTGTAACCATACGGTCAGGCCGGGTACGAGATCTTCCCTTTTCATTTGGCCACCTCCCCTGGTAGTGCCCTATAATACACATCGAACCAAATGGCCTGACGCACACTGGCTCCAGCAGTAGTCGTTTCCGTGACTTGCTGTTCTGAACGGGTGAGGGTGATGACAGCATCGGCATCTATGCCCCGGTTGGTCAGCCCTCGATTGATATCGTCAAGACTTTGTGCAGCAAAATGTTTGACTAGGCGTATGTCTTCCTTCTTCATGGTTTACTCCACTTGGAACTTTTCGGGTACAATCTGATTCCAACGCTCTTTCTGTGCCTGGTGCTGTTCCCGGTAGAAGCACTCCATCTTCTGCCCATCAGCAATCGCCCTAGAGACCTGGGACAGGACTTGGGTCGTCTCTTTCATTGCCACTCGCAGAGCCGCCCGTTCCGTGCGGTAAAGAGCCTGAACCGGACAATACTTGTCCGTGAACTTTTTCCCGCTCCACGGATCCCGCCCAACATAGGAGACCGAATGACCATGAGAGGTGGGCACCACGGTGACAGCCATTGGCAGGCACACTATCTTGGAGGGGTGCCCAACCAACACCCAGTAGGTCTTTCCCTCCTCAGGATTTGCGACTTTACGTCCCATCGCTTTGCTCCTCAGCACGCTTTGCTGAAACCCCCACTATTTGAAACAGCCACCACGGCAGTGGAGGCTGCCACACAAACCGCAGTGTCCTTGGGATGAATCGAACTCAGTAAAGTCTCCAGGCTTAGAGATTTTCCTTGCTGGACCGGGGACTCGGTGCCCCTCAGAGTCCCATAGGTACTCTCCATCGCTTCCAGTCATCCAGGAGTGTCCATCCCTGTCAGTCGTCCAGTTCTCGTCTCGTGAATCCCGGCTCATGTTACTTTCTCCAGATGGTCAAGAGGGAAGTTGAAAACCACCTCCGGGGGCTCGGGGCTGTCCCAAGCAGCAGTAATGTCCTCTCGGGTCAGGTTCTGTGCTGCCTTTTCCGTGAACCACACCATTGGCATCCCGTCGTCCCAGTCTATCACTACTCCCAGCGTGCCAACAGGGATGCCCAGTTCTTTGATGACTCGAACTTTTTTGTAGATCCAATCGTCAAAGTGTTCGCTGGGCCTCCACCACCTGTCCGGTTTGTCCTCTTCCGGGCTTTCTGTTTTGACTGATGGTGGTGCCTTCCTTTGCTGAGATTGGGTCTCATCCCTATGTGCTTTCCACAGTCTTGTCCGCTCATCTAAGGAGCATTCAAATGGGGGTGGCCACTGTGTGTTCGTCATTTCATCCTCATCGTGTAGACCTTGTTGCCCTGGCTGAAGAGTACTGTACCCCCCTGCCGGGAGAGTTGCATATCACTGGACAGTGCCGGGTCCTCTACATACTTCATCGCTGACGACCCCTTCCGGGACGAGAACATCTCCAGCTTGTCATCCTCGTTGAGGCAGATGCAGATGCCGGAGTCCAGGGTCACGAAGTTCAGGGTGCCCATGGCGATCCCGGCAACGATCCGAACGTCGTACACGCCTGCCCCGTCAAAGCGGAACACCAGCCGGTCGTACTGGCCCTTCTTCTCCCCGATCACCATCAACACGCCCCGGTCGAACCGAGCGTCAATGATCCGGTAGGGGTCCAGTTCCTTGATCTGTACCTGCTGTGCGGCCCCGGAACGGATGAGGAGGGACACGAAGGTCGCCCCGAGGAGTTTTTGCACAACCACACCCGGATAGAGCTTGGTAGCGTGGGGCAGTGTCTGCGCCACCTCCCTGGTGGATGCGATGACCTGGCTTCCGGCATCCGTGAGCAGGATCTCGTGGACCCGGTCGGTCGTCCGCACATAGAGCCGTCCGTCATAGGAGGAGAAGCTTTCCACCTGGAGAGAGAAGGGGATCTGCGTCCGGTCGGTTAGGTTTACCAGGATGGGTACCTTGCTGTAGGGATCTGCCCCGATGGCCACCGCTCGGCTCTGCCGGGGACTGAATCCGCAGTGTGCCCACACCTTGGGATGGTCCTTCAGGGTGATGCCCACACGGCTGCTGCCCAACCAGATCCCTTCGTCCGTCGACACAACCATCTTGGAACCATCCCCCCACACACCGATGACCGAACCCTCGTAGGATCCGATCTGCACGATGTCGAGCGTTGCCGTACCCCTCACCGTTTTGATGATGGGCACCACGATCATGGTGGCACCGAAGTCGGTCGGCGGCATACAGCGCTGACCCTTCACGAAGAGCGCCTCGTACCACGCCCGGTACGCCCCAGGGATACTGTCAAAGGGCAGGGCCGCACCGGGCACACCCACCTCAGGGTGGAACACGGAGATGTTGCCCTGCATCCGACGCCGGGTCACGGCGAAGGGATCGTCAGCAGCGTCGGTCGGGAGCTTGACTTTGAATTGGGTCTTGGACCCTTTGTATCGGCCCTTGAACGGGTGGATACCCACGAACATCTGGAAGCTCAGGATTGCGAAGGAGAACCAGTCCGAGAGTTCCGTCCACTGGTGCTGCTTCACCGTCCAGTCCCGGATGGACTCCATGATGGCGAGGGTCGGGTACTGCGAGGTCTGGTAGCTGTCCACGTCGATGCCGTAGAGGTCGTGGTTGCCCTTCGTGACGAGGTAGTTCATCTCGTTCATATCCACGACGAGGATTCCAGCCTTGTGGGTGTTGACCACCCGGTCCTGGAGTTTGCGGACAAGCCCCTTCGTTGTGTCCGGGGTGATGCCTTCCCGCTTCCTGAACACGGGGGGGAAAAGCTGACAGAGGGTCCAAGCCTTCGGGACGTATTTCGTGGTGTACCCGATGGGCTTCCCCGCTTTGTCCACCAGGACCTTCAGCGGATTGACGACGAAGGGGTCCTGTATGGCCCCCAGCGCCTGGATCTTCCCCATGGGGAGCATATGACCGGCGTCGTGGTAAACCTTGTAGGCGACCCCGCCACGAGTGTAAACAGTGCCCTCGCCCCCCGCCCCCACGTAGTCCTTCTGCGTCAGGTCAAGTTTTTGGCCAGTGCCTTTGACGTAGACCCTCATTTGGGATCCTTCGAGACCGGATGGGTCTCCATATAACAGCGAATGCTGTTGTTTCTTCGTTCAACGGACAAGGGAGGACATTCCCTACCATCATGCCCCGGAACGACGATGTAGGCCCATCCTGTGATGTGGCTCTCAAGATCGGTAATGCCAAGGTTCTCCAATCTCCGGGGTCGGTACTCAGTCAGGTTCATCTGGATCACGATCCCCTGCTTCAGTGCCCAGGTGAGGGCATCCCGGATGAACTCCTCATCAGGTGGTCGGACGTCGTGTTCCTCGATGTAATGCTCCCATTTGCCGGGGTACCTCCAGTTGCCATTGGGTGTCAGGTTGTCCGTGCTTCCCAGCATCGTCCGACATACCCGGCAGCGGGCCACCCCACGGTAGCTCTTCTCAACGGTCCCTGCTTTGAGGTACCGTATGCAGGCGACTTTTTCGGCCTCGGTCATGGGCTTGACCCAGGCCAGGGCCTCCTCAGCGGTGTGCGTCTTGAAGAATCCGATGGTTTTCATCTTGTGCCTCACACGCTGCAATAGAATGTGGGGTACAGTTTGACTTCCCGTTCCTCACCGAACATGGCGATGGAGAGTTCCTGGAACATCATGACCAGACGTTGCATCGTTGCCATGGTCACCGGGGCGGTAGCCTCGTCGTAGGGATTGTTTTCTCCGACCTCACGGAGAAGGATGGCGATCCCGGTCAATCCCTCATCAGGAAAAGGGTCCGGTTCGCTGTCCTGAACTGCATCCAGGTGATGAAAAAGGATGTGCTCCGCCCCAACCCCATCATTACAGAGATCTTCCCAGAAGTCCCCCTCATCCTCGTCTTCCCGACAGCGCTCGTAGAGAATCTTTATCGCTGGAGACATCTTGTTGTCCTGGAGCACCCTCAGACGGTTACCGCAGAAGGGGCAGAAGTCACCCTCCATCACGGCAGGCGTTTTGTGGTGCCGGGGACACATCTTCAGGGCCTCCTCCTCAGGGATCCACAGTTCCTTTTCCGCCACCTCAAAACCCAGGTACGTCCTGGCATAGTAGTCTGCGCTCACTCTAGCCCCCATGACATCCTGATCTGCATAACCAGACCGTTGGCCTCGCTGTTCTTCCCCTCATCACGCAACTTGTTGACCTTCCTCCACCGAGGATCGTCGTCGTAGGACTTCCCCAGGGCTTCCCTCTGAGCGAACCCACACGGTTTCCTTTGGTCCTTCCTCATGTGTCACCGTTCACGGAGGACACCGGACCCCAGAGGGATCCTTTGCTCCGCTCGACGGCCAAGTTCGTCCGGGCCTGACGCAGAGCCAAGCAGATGTCCCAGGCGTGGTGTGGATTTGCCGTCTCAATCCAGATCACCTTGGATTTCATCACAACAACAGGTTCGATCATCACCTTGACGGTCCAGGCACCATCCATGCGGTGTTCTGGATCCTCCACGTACAAGATGTCCGGGATGGGGTAGGTAACCCCGTTGTGGTCACACCAGCACCCTCGTGTTTCATCTATTCTTGCTGGCTGCATACGTCCCCCGTCCAGATTGCGGCCACGCCGAGATCGTCGTCGTGATGCCAGTGGTTCTTCAGGCAGAAGCGCTTCTCGAACGCATTGCACCGTCGTCGGAGGAAGGACCCCGCAGCGTTTTTGATGCCAGTGATCTGTGCGACCACCTCGGGCATGGGGATCGGCTCCATCCCCTGACCGGGAGGCTGCTTTTGAAAGGAGTGGACACCATCGGACATGAGGAAGACCGCCTGATACTCAGCGACGTCTAGTTCGAGTCGCCAATCAAGGATCTCCCTGGTAACGGCCTCTGTGGTCGTTTCGGCCATCTCCATCTGCCCGTTCTCGATCCGGGTGACCACCCGGTTGGCCCAGCCAAGTTTCACATAGCGGTCCCACCGGGATCGGTCGAGGAGGTAGGAGATGTAACCGGGGCGTCCCTCGTAGTCGATGTCCCAGATGACCAGACTGCCATCACGCTTGAGACCTGCGACAACCCCGTCGCCTGTGACTGCCACATGAACGACACCGTCCATCTCGTAGGCAACGAGGAGGGTGGCATCCAGGCATTCCATCGCAAGCGGAGGCAACACCTGACTCCGGGTGGTTTCCACGAGCCACTGAGGCGAAAACTGCGGGGCGTCCCACGAAATCTGGCTCAGGGCTTCCATCGTCAGGAAACGAGCACCGAAGTCCGTATCCGGGGAAGAGGAGCAGCCATCGGCCACGATGCCGTAGACCCGCCCGTTCGGGATGACCCCGGCACGGGCGTAGTCCTCACAAACCTCGTGGGTTTTCCCGATGGTGAAGTAGTAGTCAGCGTGCATTAGGAGACCCTCCCCACGTGGATGCGAAGCATTTTCAGATGGAGAAGGGTCTCCTCTTCCCAGTCCTTCCACCCCGCAGCAGCCTGCGCCTTGTAGTCAGCATCCAGCGCATCCATCTCGGGCATCAGCCCCTGTTCCTTTGCCTGTGCCCGAACGAGGAGAGCATTCGCTCGCCGGACAAACTGATACCGGATCTCCCGATTGGGTGCTGTCAACATCAGACCCCCAGCCCGTGGGCCTTGTTGGTGGCTTCCTGGATGTCCTCCCAACTGGGGTCCTCTTCGGCTCCACCCCTGCGCCGAAGTTCCTTCCAGATGAAGCGCATGGTGTTGCACTGCATATAGATGGTCATTGGGTGGAGATTTAGGGTGATCTGTACACCCAGCTTCAGGAACTCGGCACGAAGGTCGTCGGAGGACACATCGCTACGGTCCACGGCCCCGTCCGGCCCCTTCCTTACCTTGAGGTCGTCCGCTAACTTCCGGGCCTCCATGATGGCGTCTTCACCGACGAAGCTCAGTTCCTCAAAACCGGACAGGGGATACCCAATGAGTTGGTAAAATTGCTCCCAATCCTCCTGGGGGATGTTCGGAAGCATCCTCAGACCGCTCAGGTCCAGCCCCCCGGCGTCCAGCATATACCGGACGAGGCTGTTCGCCTTAAACCGGGGTCGACCATCCTCATCGAGGAACATCGGTTGCATCGGGTGTTTGGAGTCAGGCATGTGGAGTACCTCCTGCACGAACAATCTCACAGTGGGTGATGAAATACGCTCTGGATTCGAGGCCAAAGCGGGCACTGAAACGATTGGCCTCCTCCCGGTATGCAAACCAGTAAACGTGACGGACTTTGTTACCCCCTGGTTCCAGCGAAGGAGTAGGATCAGGGACAAGCCAAACTTCGGGGGTATCCTCGGACCCATCATGCAGATGCGCCGGGGTCATTTCCACGTCACAGCGCAGAGGGGAAATCTGTCCTCGGACTTTCTCGGGGGTGGGGCGGGAACCAGCCGGGCACCACTGATGAG